CTTTGACTTCTGCTGATCAGTTCAAGTCTTATGAGGACCTGGATAAGCGTCTGAAGATGGTACTTGGTGCTAAACCACCTACCCGTCGTTATGATGAAGATCTAGAGGATGAGAGTGAAGGTCGTGGATCTTTCTCTCCTAACTTTGAGTCAAGCAAACCTCCTGCACCTGCAGCAAATTTTAATTCACCTGACATCACCCCAACTAAGTCTAACTCAGACGAGGATGATGCTCTATCTTACTTTCAAAAACTTGCTGAAGAATAATTACTGATATAATCTAATATTATCAGCACGTTTTAAGGTTTCACTCACATACTGAGTGGAACCTTTTTTATATTCCATCATCTCTTCAAGATCATCTTTGATGACATTCACAAATCTTGGTTTGATAAGAAAAATATTTCTTCTGTCTGTCTGCAAATTGTCCTCATATTCATAGTTTGTCACGGAGATCACAGGAGTCACCGTTGTCATTGTTCCGATTTCATCATCAAAGAATGATATTGAAAAATCAGAATCAACTTGTAAACCTGCAGGAACAATAATAGCACCAAGTGTATTTTTTACCTCAGTGGTTTCATGATGATGAACTTCGTTAATTTTTTCATATGTAACGTATTTTTCGAGTAGATAATTCTCAAAATTAAATTGAGTCATTGGCCACTCTTCATACACATTAATGATATTGTTAGATGTTAGGACTAACCAATCTAAATTTGCATCACCATAAAATTTAAATGCAACATTGTCTGGTCTGTCCTCACCAATAATTTTATATTTCGTAAACACTGATAGGTCTTGAAAAATATCCTCTCTTAATTTACCTTTCTTAAAAATATTTTTCACTTGAATATAATCAGAGATCTTCGCATCAGGAAGTCTACTAATATATTCAAAGTTTGGAATTTGACTGAAGTAATTAGACATTAGAAACCGATAAATTCGTCGTTGAATTCTCCGTATTCATCATTAAAGATGGGTTCAAGTTCCATAAAGGTCATTGTCACTTCATATGAAACCATAGTGCCATCACTATAGGTTGCATAGTTTCCGTTTGGAGTATAATTAACACCGAATCCTTGTAAAGCACATTCCTTAAATGCGTTTAATTTTTGATGTAGTTCTCCGCTTTCACCTCTATGTAGGTAAGCAAGTCTAAAAGTATGAGGAGATTTTAAGAACAAGTTTGATTGTGATCTAATTGGTGCCATTCCCTGTTTAAAGAATCTAATTATTTTAATAACATTTTTTGCCTCTGTTTCACTTCTTGGAGATAGTTTAAATTTGAAACTGAAAGGTCTTAATGCTGGTTGTCTGAATAATAGTTCAACATTAGGGTTTAGGACTTGACCAGTGGTTCTTGTAAGAAGTTGCTGACCTCCTATTCCTGCAGCTGCTGCAACTAATGCTGTCCCTACTGCAGATTTTACACCATCAGGATTTTGTAATATAAACTCTTTGTAATCTCCTGCTTTTTTAGCGCCCTCTATTAGATCTGCAAATATAGCTGTCATTGCAATATCTGCCTTTGCGATATCAAGTGCAGTCATACTAGCACTTCCCCAATCACATTGATTTTGATCAGATATTCCTCCGGGTATTGGAAGGATTACTGAACCTATACTTCTATCGTTATTATTTCTATCAGGTGATACAAAACCAATGCTTTGTCCATCGCTGTTTGTAGCGAATTGTGATGGGACATATTTCATCATATCAAATTTTATGACATCCATTGTCAGTGTACCAATGTCCTCTGGATATCTAATATTTTGATCAAAACTATCTCTGGTTCCCCTAATGGAATCTTCTGGTTGAAGATTTTGCAGTCCAGCTAATCCTGATCCAAATGCAGCACTTTCATCATTATCATTTTCTGCATCATTTTGATTTCCATTAGATGCACGATGTTGTTCCCGTTCTTGAGAATTAGTAACAGTTAATGTTCTTACTACTGTTGAGTTCATCTGAGTTTTTGATGTCTCAACTAATTTATCAGCACCTGCTTTATCAATTGTTTTTGCTTCATCATTAAAAGTAATTCTATTTGGGTTTGAGGAATCTCTTGTGCCAATCACAGTGGGGTTCCCACCAGCTGGTCCATCATACTTTACAATTTCTATTTTATAACTTGGCAAACCCTTATTATCAAAAGATTTTGTTATCTTTGTAGATGTATATAAAGAGGTCGTGCCATCTGATCTTGTGCCTCTCTTAGTATCTTTTGTCTTTACTACATTAGTAACAGAAATATCACTTTCTACTACTACGATGGTATCCGTTGCCATTCTGCAAACTTTTTATTTATTTAGCACTAATTTTTCATAATTTAATGCCATCAAGTCATCAAGTTCCTCTCTTTGCACAATATAAACTTGAGTTCCTAATTCTTCCCAAGTATATTGTCTATAATCTCTATGATGAAAGTTAAGTCCACTAAACCCCCAATTAAATAATCCAAGCACTGCAACAAGTGGATGTTGATCATATTCAATATTAGGAGTTTTTGCAAAATATTTGAAGGTGCAAATATTTCCTACCTCTGGTATTGGTGTTACAGTATCATTTAATGCATACATTATTAGTTCCATTCTTTCTCCAAGATCTTTCTCGGATTTAATATCAGCGATAACAGGTTCTATGCGGTTCATTTGATACCGAGTTCGTCTTCTGTGATAATTTTAAATTCTATTCTTCTATCTTCACAAAATTCTACTGCTGCTTTCCATTTTGCTTTATTGACCTCCCAAGTTTTACATTCATAGACATATGATTTAGTTACTCTTTGCCGTCTTGCTGGAGGTTTAGTTTGTTTTTTTGGTTTTACCTCAACTACATAAGTCTTTATTTCACCGTTACTCTCCTTCACTTTTATGATAAAATCTGGATAGTATTTGTGAAGTCTTCTATCTAATGGTGAAACATATGGAATATGAAATTCTTCACTGCCCCACTGCAAAATATTTTCATTTAGATCACACCACCTACAGAACTTGCGCTCCCAACTACTTCGACATATAATATTAGTAGGATCACCTTTATATTTGCTAGGATATGATGGCCTGTATTTACTCTTGATACTTTCTGCCATACATAATATATAAGATAAAAACTATTTATAAATGCCTAGCACACACCTCATAAAAAGTTTAAAATCAAAATTGTTAAGACCGTCATTAACTTCTCATTTTGAGGTAAATATCCCTGTTGGAGCACTTCCTGAGTCAGTTGGAAGTATCGTGGGAACCGAAAATGATGTTATCTTAAATCTTAGTTGTTCTGATGCATCGCTTCCGGGATCTACTTTGGCAACATTTGAAATCAGAAACGATCATACTGGAGTTACTGAAAGACTTGCTCATAGAAGAATGTATGATGATAGAATTGATTTCACTTTTTATGTTGATGCTAACAAGTATCTTCCGATTAGATTTTTTGAAAAATGGATTAGATATATCTCAGATGAGGATAATGAGGCAGACACTCAACGTGCCACAACAGGAGATTTAAACATATCTTCCCCTAATTATCACTACAGAATGAGATACCCCGATGGCACAGAGGGATATCGTTGTACTGGAGTGACTATTACTAAATTTGAAAGAGATTTTGGAGCATCTAAAACCTCTAATCCATCAACTCTAACTTATAATTTTGTAAAGGCATATCCGATTGCAATTAATTCAATGCCCGTATCCTATGAGTCATCAAATCTTTTGAAATGCACAGTATCAATGTCATATCTTAGATATCATATCACTCAACTTATCAGTCCATCTGGTGATAAACCGCAAACAGGAATCCAATTTGGTCTTGGAGCATCAGATCTTCTAGGAATATTATCTAATTTTGCTTGATAAATAAAGTACACTGAATTGTATTAGGATATTATGCCTTTACCAAAGATTGCAACCCCCAAATATGATCTTGAATTGCCATCAACAGGAAAAACAATTCAATACAGACCGTTTCTAGTAAAAGAGGAGAAACTTCTTGTATTAGCAATGGAGAGCGAGGATAATAAGCAAATTACCACTGCCATTAAAACTGTTCTTAAAAATTGTATTCAAACAAAAGGAATTAAGGTAGAATCTCTACCTACTTTTGATATTGAATATCTTTTTCTCAATATCCGTGGTAAGTCGGTCGGAGAGGAAGTTGAGGTAAATTTAATTGCTCCGGATGATGGAGAAACTGAAGTTCAAGTTACAATTGCTCTTGATGATATTAAAGTTATAAAAAATGATGAGCACACAAGACAGATTAAAATTGATGATACTTTGATGATGGAAATGAAGTACCCATCATTGGATCAGTTTATTTCAAATAATTTTGATTTTGAAGAAAAAAATCAACTTGAACAATCATTTGATTTGATTGCCACTTGTGTTGATAAGATTTACAATGAAGAGGAAGTATGGGCAGCTTCTGATTGCACAAAGAAAGAGATTAAAGATTTCTTGGAGCAGATGAATTCCAATCAATTCCAGTCTATTGAATCTTTCTTTTCCACTATGCCAAAACTTACGCACAGTTTGACATTTGAGAATCCAAAAACTAAAAAAGAAAATACAGTTGTTCTTGAGGGATTGGCATCTTTTTTCGCCTAGGCATGATCCACATGGATCTTGAGAACTATTTCCGTCTCAATTTTGCCTTAATGCAGTATCATAAATATTCATTAACTGAAATTGAAAACATGATGCCGTGGGAGAGAGACATTTATGTTACCCTCCTAAAACAACACTTACAGGAAGAAAAAGAAAAACAAGAGCAGCGAAAGCATGGCGGCTAAGACTTCTGATCCTATTGATATCCTTCTTGAATTGGGTATTGACCTCGACAACTTGTCGGAGGAAGAGGATTATCTTAGTGCCTTAAAAGAGGCAATCGCAACAATTGAATTTACAACAGGTGGTGGTGATGAGCGAAGTGCTGCCCTTAGGGAAGAAGTAATAAA